TGCACCACCACCCATGTTTAAAAATGCTGTAGGTTGTCGTCTACTTTGACCAGCACCTGATCTTATATAATCTTCTTCATCTTCATCTAAATAACCACCCATTGCATAACCTGCTCTACCGCCGTCAGCTGCATAAAAATTTTGTCTAACATATTTTTTTTGTGGCATAAAATCTAAACCAGCACCGGCATCACCCGCACCACTATAATAATTTCTTGCTCTTTGTGTTTGGTATGCTGGATCCATTTGATCTACTGGACCATCGTCCTCGTCATCACCACCACCCATAAAAGGAAGTGCAATACTTGCTCCAGCTAAACCACCAAGTGCTACCTTACCCATATTGAAAGTCCCGACTGCATCACCTACACCTTTATTTCTAAATATTTTTGAAAGAGCACCCATTTTTCCTTCTCCGCTCATAAAGTTTCCAAGACCTTGTCCTATCATACCTTTAAGAGGACCAAATTTATTTAACCCATATAAACCAGCAGCACCGATAGCTAGTTTACCTAATGGACTCTTAGCAATTTTCTTAATACCACGCGTAGCTTTCTTAACAAGTTTACCTAAAAAGTAACCCTGTCTCGGAGCATCTAAAGCCCCTAAGCCGCCTTGCATTTGTTGTGGTTGTTGCATTCTTGAAATTGCCATAATTTAATCCTAGTTTATCTGTTCTACTTGGTTTTACTAAACAAATCAAGAGCAGGCATGATAACTTTTACGTCCTGTGCCATCTCTTCTGCCTTATAACCCTTAGCTACCCATTCTTTTCTTTCTTTAAAAACCTCTCCAGTTTCCTTGTGTCTGTAAGTTTCTTCTACTTTAGCGTCATATACTTTCATTAGTCTACCTTCTCTTTTTTAATGTTTAAGTAACTGATGGCTATATCAAATGAGCCTGTGTTACTTGATTGTATTGTAAAAGAACTGCCACCTTCTACTATCAATGGTTGTGTTAATAATTGTGTGGTTACATCTGCAGTCAAAGCTGCTGATTTTATAGCTGTAATATTATTGTTTGTAACAGTTACTGTAGGTGTAGATGCAGACGTAACAAACAGTGATTTAATAATTATAGTTTCATTTACCAAAGGATTACCTGCTCCAAATGGAACCAAAGCATTGCCTGTTGTATCATTATCTATGCCTTTAAATTTATATTGATTTACTACTGCCATTATTCTAAGAAGAAACCTTTAGCTTCTATCTCCTGTTTAAGTTCTTCTTGAAAAGAAGTGTTTAATTTATTTATTACACCATCAAGATCTCTGACCAATGATTGAACATTCTTTTGTTCGTATTCTTTAGCTGCTCTAGTTAATGATTGTACAATTTTTGCCATTATAATAAACCCGCTAGTCCTCCATTTTTAAAAGGATAACTTCCATATACTGCAGCAGTTTTTCCCCCAGTAAATGGATCTATTTCAAATCCTCCAGTAAAATTTAAACCTTTCTTATTAAATGTACCTCTCTTGTTGGTATATGTCTCTGGACCGGTAGTGTATTGAAACCCTATTTTACCTGTAGGTTCTTGACTAAATAAATTATTAGCAGATCCATAAAAACCATTTTTTTGAAAACCTACTCCTAAAGAAGGTTGTGTATTTCCTTCAACTATTTCTTTAGAAAGATTGGCATTAAATGTTCCATCATTATAACCTATTGAGGGAGTAAGATCGGAGTTATAGTAACTACCACCTTTAAATTTATCTTCTTTATAATTACCGTCTATTCCTACTTTAAAATTATTTCCTATATTAAATTCTTTATCTACACCTAATTTATTAGTGGTGTAACCGTAATCGTTGTCTCTATAAGTAGACCCTGTTAAAGTATCATTGCCGTAATTAAAACCTATTTTAGAATCATTTATAGTGCTGTCATTAGTGTTAAGATTTGCATTTAAATTTAAGTCACCTAGATTATAATTAGCCCTACTGTTCAAAATACCTTGTTCCATATTAGGGCTAGTAAAACCAAAATTACCTAGAGTATAATCACCACTAGTACTAGATTGAGTTCCTGTTGTATCGATTGATCTAGTTAAATTCAAACCTTCAATAGGTGATATGGTCTGTTCTATTTGAGCTCTATCTATAAGAGCCTTAGCTTTATCTCTATCAATAAATCCACCCTCATTTTTAATATCAATGTTTGGATACAGTACACTTAATTTAGTAAGATCATTTGTAAATAAATTTTTGTTTATTGTTTTTTGTTTTTTCATATTTCTAAAAAAATCAAGGTTTCCTGCACGGTTTTTATCTTTAATAGTTAAATATTTTTTCATTCTTTCTGATATTAAGGGTGCCTCTTCAGTAGGAATTTTTTTCATTATCGCTTTTTGAATTTCTTTATTGATATCTACAGTAGGTTTAAATCTAGTTTCGCTACCACCATCATTATCTCCACCTACAAACCCTCCACCTGGTGCTGCTTCTTTACCCACGTTTTGGGCAAAATCTTCCATGTCGTCTTGTACAGAATAACCGTCTTTGTATCCTGCTCTACCACCAAAGAAGTATCCGGCTCTTCCACCTCTTGCAAAGTCATAAGCAGGTCCCTCTTGTGACTTAGTTTGACTTTCAGTATCTTGTTGGCCTCTCCCTCTGTCTTGATTATCTTGAGATTCTTGTGGTGTAACACTAGGTGTATATTTACCGTATTGATTTGATGAAGCTTGTCCTGTTGTATTGGTGTCGTAAGTAAACCCTGTCCTACTCGTTTTATCTTCACCGTCAGTTGTTTCATTATCTTGATTATTTTTAGCAGCTTTAGTAATTTTGTTTCTTTTAAATATTTTTGATAAAAATGTTTTTGTTTTATTTTTTTGCTTTTCTTTTTCTTCTTCTTCAAAATCTACTATCAAATCTGCTCTATCAGTCGCTGTCCCTAATATGTTTTCTTCTGATGCATCAAGAGCATCTAATCTCTTGTCTAAATAACTTCGGTCATATTTTGAATTAGCTTCAGTCTTACGCTTTATTGTGTCTTCAATAGTATCTCTTCTTTTTTTATAAGTATCGGCATCTATTTTGGATGCATTGTAACCTGCCATAATATTTTTTCCAGAAGCATCATCATAAGCACCACCTCCTTGAACAATTTGTCCAATGTCATTAACCATTATACCTGTTCCCGGAGCACTTAATTCATTTTCCATTATTGCTCTTCTGTTGGGTGGCATGTAACTTGTTAAAAATTCTGCAATCCCTTTTCCTGGGATAAGATTAGTGAGTGATCCTAAAAATTTATTTGCACCCGTAGGTTCTGGTCTAGTAAAATTTTCATCTGTAGCTTCTTGATATCGAAAAGGGTCGTAATTTCTATTTGCTATTGAATCAGGGTCAGGATTATAAACACTAAAATCACTACCGCCATTATTAAAAGCATTTGTGTTAGTTATCCCACCACCTTCTGCAGGCGGTGACACTGGTGCTACAGAAAATTGATATGGGTTCTGTAAATATCTTTGGGGAGATAAAAAGTTTATACCTCGTGCTCTTATTTCTGCATCAGTAGCCATTATCTCATTCCTCCTGGTGCAATGTCCAATCTAAATGTACCTAGTTTCCAATCGCAACTAGCGTCTGTATTAGATACTTGTAATGCAATTTGTCTTGCTCTTAGTCTAGTGCTTTTAAAAGTTGTTGTTGATGTAACATCAAAATTTGCAGTTCTTGGCGTACTTGCCGGATAGTCACTAAGTGAAAAAGTAATCCTAGTAGTGCCGGTCTGACTTATAAAATCTGGTATAAATCTACTTATTCTCATAATATATTCTCCATCTCCTCTTAAATCTGGTGTACCCACAGCTTGACCTGTGTTACTTCTTTTTTGTGTAATGTCAAAATCACCTGATATTATTTCACCTTTGAGTATAGTAGTAACTCCTCCAGCATCAGTTTGATCAAACCCTGTTTCATGGCTGTAGTATACTGTACTTCCATCCGTATTACCAATAACATCATAACAATCATCATTTGCTGGATCGTATTGTGTAGCATGTGGAGTATCAAATACAGAGGAATCCTGCCATGCTGCTCTTGGTAAACCTATTTTTGTAGCTTGTCCAAGAGAATTGTTCTCAGTGTTAATTCTACCTGTAGTCCATATAGGTCTTTTTGCAGATGAATCTAAATAATTATAAGTTACTACCCTATCAACTTGATTAGATGAAAGACTACAGTAGTTCCAATTTATTTCTCCAAACAAGTTGTTTAAACCACAGTTAATTAAATCACGAGATGTATCATTGATACTATCATAAACAGCATCTTCAACAAGACAAGGTACTGCTTGTAGCTGACCATCGTATGTAAAGAAACCATTTTCTGACATCCAGTATGCAGAACCATTAACTTCAATACAAGCGTTTTTACCAAACAACCCACAGTTAGTCCCTGCTTGTTCAAAGGAGAAAGTAAAAGGTTGTCCTACAAATCTCATTAAAAACAATGCAGTATCGGTCCAAACATAAATTGCGTCCCTACCTTTAATAGCTCCCATAATTTTAGAACCATCCGCTAATCTTTGTGTACCCGCTGTATTTTCTGCTCTAACCGTATAAGCATCTGTACCACTAATATTTTCTTGGTCAGAGAATCTAATAAACATATCATCTTGAGTAGTAGGGTCTCCAACAGTAGTCTCAGTTCCAAAAAATACTAAGTGTCTATCTGGAGTTGAAACTAATACATGACGAGATGCAGTAGGTGCATTTGCTAACAGAGTTGCTCTTGTAGATGTTGCATTGGCTGCTGAAGCATCCCATTCAAAACATTTTCCATTATATATAAGTGCAATTAATTTTGTACCAAAATTATCTAAAACCCATAGACCAGGATTAATAGTAAAGTCAGAAGAAGCGGGATCTCCCCACCCAGCGTATTCAGTAATATTTGTAACTGTAGCTGCGGCACTGTGTGTTGCAGCCGTTGTCCCGTCTACACCTCTAGCTCCACCGGTTAAAGTATTTGTAGTTGTATTATTGTTTGTGTACGTAATAAATTCAGTACCAATTTGAATAGTCCCTGATGCCGGAAACGCTGTCGTGTCGGCTAGTACAACCGTAGTACCGGTTGTGTTTGTCAATGCTGTTTGCAAAGTAGTCGTTGATGCACCAATACTTGTGCCACCAAATAAACCTGCACCCCAACCAAAACCACCAAGTTGTTGTGAAGGTCCGACTGTGAAATAACATAGAATAGATGTAGATCCTGCGTTTGTTACAGGTGTACCTGT